CCCTCTTCATTAAGCGCAGTATCTTGTCCTAGTCCAGTTGCCGATAATCCTATTAAAGCAGAAATATCATCTTTAACAAATCCTAAAAGAGATCCTTCCGTATCAGTAGAGGTAGCTATATCGTTTAGTATATTATTAAGAGCGGCAGTCTTATCTGATAGATCAGAAAGATTTTTGTCTGCTCTTAAACCGAATTTTAAGTATTTTCTTGCCATAATTCTTCCAATTAGTTCATATGGGTTATTCTGTTATTTATAAATACCTGTAGTATCTATTGGAGAAAAAAGATGGCAATTAAAGCAAATATAACAATCGATCAAGGAGCAGACTTTAGTGCTACTATCGATGTAAAGGCCGCAGACGGGTCAGTATTCAGTCTGGCAAGTCATACAGCACTAGGACAAATGCGAAAGAACTACTCATCGTCCACTTCTGCCGCAAGTTTCGTATGCACAGATAATGGAGTCTTAGGCCAAATCACGATCAAACTACCTAATGCATCCGTTCTCACAGACGGCGTAGTTACACAAGTTGGAACAGCGGACCTAGAGCCTGGCAGATATCTATATGATATAGAAATCACAGATAGTGGTGATCCTGCTATAGTAACTCGTGTTGTGCAGGGCACAGCCACAGTGACCGCAGGGATGACTAGAGCATAATGAATGATGAAGAGTTAACAGCAAGCCTGAGCATTGATGACTCTTTATCGGTCTCTGTCAGTAGCTTCTCACAGAATCTAAACGCCAATCTGAATCCAGACGGCAGTTTAGTAGTGGAAAAGTTTCAGATAGATCCTGCTAACTTCACACTAGGCAACCTATCTAATGTTGCGATAACCAGTCCAGTTGATGACGCATATCTCTACTATGATCTATCCACAACATCTTGGAAAAATTCTCAGGCTTCATTAGAGACTGTCATAGATAATCAAAAAGCTGAAGTATATTCATTCCAGAAAAGATATGGATATGCAGGACAATATAACGGTATAGGTCTTGGAAAAGTTCTACCTGTAGGACAAACTATATTTTCTGCTAACATAAATGAAGTTGTTCTAAGTATTCCTGCCCCCAAATCAGGAGTAGCGAAAAGACAAAGACTTAAAGTGAGATTTGAGTACTCGGCAGCCTTCGATGCTAGTGTTGATAGCGGTGGTACTGATTATGTAGGATTTACAGAGCAAATCAGATATGAGGCAAAAGTTACTCCAGTCAAAACGATGACTGTGGAGTCAGTTTCTGTTGACTATGACTCATCACCTCAAAGTGTTTCCAGAATATTAGTGGTAGATGGTAATCACACTGAAGAAGTATTAGCATCGGGCAAAATGGCTCTCTCTAACACTGGAAGCAACATAATTCCTATTAATAGCGTATATTATATTGGTGGTAAGACTCATATATCGGTAATCGACTTCACTGGTGCTGTCACTGCCGGCTCGATAATATACTACAGTAATACCTTCTTTGTCGGATCTAACAGCTATCAACTTGTCACTCCATATCAAAAAGAACATAGACATAACCTAAACACTGAAATAGCGGCAATTGCTGGCCTACCGGTGACTGCATTAAACACTACCTATAGAGGACACATTAATAGGAATGTGATTAAAGATGTCGAAATAGTACTCCCGCCTAGCGCAACCGAAAGGGGCATATTCATCAAGGCTTTCTGCTCAAATGATTTAAGAGACATTTATGGTTCAGGTACAATGACTATAGATTCTATAAGTGGAACGGTGGAGAATATATAATGGCAAAATATGTACATAAAGCTAAATGGGTAAGCTCAACGGGTAGTCTTTCTACCATATACACACAAGCGGGTGCGGTTTATCATGATGATCTAGATTACGCCCTTGTGAATATGAATAGCTTGTTGAATAATATGGGTACTACATATGATACAGGTGGTGGCACAACCAATATTGAACTAGTAAAATCGTCGCATCCCGAAAGATTTCTTGTTGTCGAACTTCATATAATAGATTCGGGAGTCTTTGGTAATGATACACCTGTCCTTATCGATGAAAACTTTTTTGTTGTTGATCTCATAAGGACTATTGAGAACTACTGGCAAGACTCAACTATCTTCAATACACAGATAGAAGATAGAGTATAAATACTATAATAACTAATATAATTTAGGAAAGAGACATGGCACAGCCAACAAGCAAAACGCAATTCAAAGAATGGTGCTTAAGAAAATTAGGTAAGCCGGTTATCGAAATCAATGTTGATGAAGACCAGATTGATGATCGTATTGAAGAAGCATTATCTTACTATTGGGATTATCATTTTGATGGTGTTGAAAAAACGTATCTTAAACATAGAGTAGTTAACTCCTACGTACAGTTTACTGCTTTAGAGATGGGGGATAACCCAGACTTTGCAGTAGGTGAAGTTATTTCTGAATATGCTGACAATACAACTGCGGGCGCTACAGCAACTGCAACTGCGACTATTGTGGCAATCGATGAAGCAAACAAAAGAGTTTTCTTCAAAAAGCCAATCGCTGGCGTTTTTAATCAAGCAAGCTATGTAGCAAGTCCAACATTTTCAGCAAAACATGGTGCGGCAGCTAACAATCGCAGACAAATATCTGCTATTCATCAAGGCACATATGAGCTTGAGTATATCACTGTCCCAGATAACATCATAGGAGCAGTTAACGTATTCACTCCACAATCTAATGTCTCTATGGGCACTGGTATATTTAACGCAAAGTATCAGTTCGTATTACACAACCTTCATGATATGTTAAGCTCCAATCTAGTACACTTTCAGATGTCTATGCAACATCTCAATATGCTAGAAGAGCTTCTCGTTGGTGCAGTTCCTATGCGATACAATAGACACCAAAATAAAATCAGCTTAGATATGGATTGGGACACGCTACAAGTGGGCACGTACATTGTCGTTGAAGCATACTCAATCGTCGATCCCAACACATACACAGATGTCTGGAAAGATCGTTTCCTACAGAACTATGCTACAGCAAAAATTAAATATCAATGGGGATCAAATCTCACTAAGTTCAACGGCATGACGCTGCCTGGAAATGTTCAGTTCAATGGAGAACAAATTTTAAGCGATGCACGAGAAGAGATACAGAGGCTAGAAGAAGAAATGTCTAATAGCTATTCTCTACCGTCTGTCGATATGATAGGATAAAAAAGTGGCTAAAAACTATTATTTTGAAAACTTCGAGAACTCGATGGAGCAGACTCTCATCGAAGACTTGGTTATTGAGTCGATAAAAGTCTACGGCATGGATGTGTGGTATATTCCTAGAACACTATCTACGCTACAGAGTGGAGTTAGGGTTATTAGAGATGATATATTGAACGAAGACGACTTATCAACATTTGATGATGCATATATGGCAGAAATGTATGTGAAAAGTGTTGATGGCTTCGAAGGAGAAGGCGACTTCTTATCTAAATTTGGTCTTGAGATTCGTGACTCCATTACCATGACAATAGCTAAAAGAACATATGAATCTGAAATTGGAACAAACGAGTCTAACACTAGACCTAGAGAAGGCGATTTAATTTATCTTCCATTGAATAATAAGATATTTGAAATCCAGCATGTGGAACACGAATCAATCTTCTATCAAATGGGCTCCATTCAAATGTATGATCTTAGAGCGGAACTTTTTGAGTATAGTGGAGAGAGGTTTGAAACGGGTCAGAAATTTATCGATGAGAAGTTTGATAATGTCGATCTATTTGTTTCATCTGATTCTGTAACATACGGAGTCAAGCACGATAATGGATTCTTATTGTTGGATTCCACTAAAGCTCCATTTGCAAGTCATGTTAGAAATCTTTCTATAGAACTTGAGATAGGTAGAACTTACATATTTGATCAACAAGATGTGACAAACGCTGGTCAGAGATTACAGATATACACGACATCAGATCCTTCTACAGATGTTCTAGTTGCAGGACAAGTTACAGCAGGCACGGTAGGAAGTTCTGGTGCGAAAACGACCTTTACTCCAACTACTACGGGAAGTAATGCTGTTTCTCCAGGCGAATATTATTACAGAACTGCTGACGGTACAGCGTATGGAACGATAACATTAGTTGCCTCTAGAATTGATAATGTAGAAGCATATGACGCATTAGCAGATAACACCACAGTGGGAACTTTTGCTGATAATTTAATAGACTTTACTGAAACTAATCCATTCGGAGACTTAGACCTCTAATGTACGGTACTCATTTTTACAACGAATCAACGAGAAGATATGTAGCCGTATTCGGCACGATGTTTAACAATCTTCAAATCGAAAGAAAAAGCGGATCAACTTCAGTTCAAAAGATGAAGGTGCCCATCAACTACGCACCCATGCAGAAGATTCTTGCTAAACTAGAACAAGATCCGAATCTCAATGCTCCTGCGATTACTCTACCTAGGATGTCTTTTGAGATTACTGGTATGAACTACAGTTCTGAGCGAAAACTAACCAGTATGACTAAGCAGGTTAAAGGATCACCGGCTTCTGATGGAAGAGTAAGTACGATGTTTGCTCCTGCCCCGTATGATATAGAATTTCAACTAAACATCATGACAAAATACAATGAAGATGGAATGAAAATTCTTGAGCAAATATTACCGTACTTTAAACCAGACTGTACAGTAAGTGTTAAGATGATAGACGAATTAAATACTTATGTAGATATTCCAGTTGTGTTGAGTAGCGTGTCACAAGAAGATTCATATGAAGCAGACTTTCAAACGAGAAGAGCATTGATTTGGACACTTAACTTTACAATGAAAGCATTCTTCTTCGGTCCAACCACACCCAAGAAACAAATTAAGTTTGTTGATGTCGATCTATACCCATCGTTTGAAGATTGGAACGGTGGAGAGCAAATAGCAGTAACTCCTGCTGTCCCTCAGGCACTATCTGCATTAACTGCGGGCACTAGCTACATAATATACGATCTAGGTAGCGGCACAAGTAGTGCGAATCAAACAGCTTGGAACACATATCTTAGTAGCACCTCAGTAGTTTACAAGGTAGGCGGTACATTTACAGCACCAGCAAACCCAGCGACTAATGCTCCTGCTGGAGCAACAGCAACTTCTGTCCCTGCTGATATAAAAGAGAATGATAGCTGGCAAGCAATGACAATTATAACAGATATTGACGAACACACATAAAGGCATATCATGAATGATGAAATAGGTAAAAGTCTAGGACTTGAGCCTCTGGATGATGTAGTCGAAGGGAAGGTAATTGAGAGAACAGAAGTTCCCACTGACGACA